AATTATTGAGATACAAAAATGAAAAGCCTGATGCTGGACAGCATTATGAATTAGTTTTAGTTCGTGACTTGTATTGCGAGGATCACGGAGTCAAGGAAAGGTCGCACTGGTATCCTTTTGAAGATGGAGAGGCTGAATTCTCCAATGGGCTGTCAGTACCTAAAAAGTTTATCAAAGAATTTCAGAAAGTTTGGGAATGAAACTCTTAATCCTACATTGCCAACGCTGCCCACATGAATGGTATCCACGGAGACCCAGATTGCCCAAGGTTTGCCCGAAATGTAAAAGCCCTGTCTGGGATAAGCCGAGGAAGAATAAAGCGCCTCTAGATGATACAAAGCTCATTGATGGAGATAGTAGTTGATAGTTACTAACTGAATTGGAGGGAATATGAGAATTGAAGAGTTTATACAATCTAACTTTGGCTTAGATGAAATACCAGAAGGCCTCCATGTCATAGGCACCTGCGGGGAGTGTAAGTATCATGATGGGGAAACCAAACACTATGAGACTACCTGCTCTTTTGAGGGGAATGATTTAAATACTAAAAAAGACTTCGGCTGCATCCACTTTGAGCCAAAGGATAAATAAATTGGCAATAGCCCCGCGCCTTAAATTTACCAGTGTTGCACCGTGCTGGATACTTAGAAATGCCTTCACGGGTGAACGGTGCGCCAAACTAGAAAGGAAAGGAAATGACTGAACCATTGACCGATGAAGAGTTTGAGAAATTGAAGAATGATGTTGATAGCCCATATTACAACCGATTAAAACGCCTCATAGCAACGGTGGAGAGTTTGAAGATTGAGAGGGTTGAGTCAAGCGTTTGGCTTAAATACCACTTGCTAAAAGAAGAAAACGCCAAGCTGAAAGTGGCGATAGAAGCCGCACGCGAACGAATCATCAAGGAAATGGAATGACCATCTGCAAGGAAATCAAGGTTGAGATGGACTATGGTCTACAGGGATCGGCCTCGTTCTGCACCCAGAGCACTTACAGGTCCACCAAATACCGATGGGATCAGGTCACTTGCTCTGAATGCTTGAATATGAGGGCTCAACTGAAAGAGAAGCACAAAGCCCAAATAAAACAATGGAAAGAGGAGAACGAATGACCAAACAAGAAATGGCTGAATGGTTGGCTGAGAATGTGTTGGGAGCAAAGAAATGTGGTTCTACCCGGGCAGATGAAATGGGGATAATGGGCTGGAAGATTAAAGACTTGTTTTATCGTGAAAAGGATGGTTTGGAGTATTTCATCTACTCCCCCGATGGCTTCTTTGCGGTGTGGGATGCGGTAGAGAAAGAAGAAGATTTTTGGAGTGTGAATTTTCTTCTAGTTAGAAGTGGTGTCCAGTGTGATTTAGATATTGGTAGGCATCATGTAGGTGACGGCATAGACCGATACAAAGCCTTCTACAACGCTGTTTATGAGGCAATGAAAGGAGATAAGGAATGAAAACACACGCTGTCAAAGAAATACTCCTGGAGTGCTTGCTTTGCGTTGAGGTTGAGCCGCAGCCCTATGAAGGGCTAAAGGTTGGCATAACCTATCCTCCCCCCATAACCATCGGTGACACTGTTTACCAGGGCGAGGAGTGGCAAGAGATATTGACCCATATCCAAGATCATCCATCCTTTAAATGTAAGATTTTAAGGAGCGATCCAGCGTATAGTTGCATAACGCATGGCTGGAAAGACCCCGAAACTATGCCCATTGAACTGGCAGACCAGACCTACAAGGTGATTGGGATTGAAGTTGAGTTTATGCTCCCGCCGGGATGGGATAACGAGTTTTCTCACTGTGAATCAGACAAAAAATGGTTCTGGAACTACAAACTTGAGGAGATTAAATGACTGATATTGAGCAGTTTAGAGAGAAAATAGCAGTAGCAATAGCGGGGAATTTGCAGATAAACCGGCTCCCCATATCAGATGAGGGTGCAAAGGACGCCGGAGAAGCTGTAGCCAAACTCACAAATGCAATTGTGGTTGGCCTTTATCCACCAGAACCAGAGCGACCTGCCGACTGACAAAAAGCAACCATTCCCACCCACCTAAACCAACAAAACTGTTGATAGCAATAAATCTGTTGGTAAACCAATAAAATTGTTTCACGTGAAACAAAACTGTTGGTAAAACAACAAAACTGTTGCATTCCGAATTAATTTAACCTATATTCCACAGAATAGAACGACTTGATCACTTTCTTGTAAACGGAGTTGATAAATGTCTATCCTGTGAATACCTACAGCAGTACATCACAAACCCGCCTCGATACCTGCGATCTCAGACTTCAACGCATATTCACCGAAGCATTGCAGATCATGGACCATTCAATCCTTTGTGGTTATCGTGACGAAAAAGAACAGCTTGCCCTGTACCTGGAGAAGAAAACAAAGGTTCGCATGGGCCAGCACAACCGCAAACCCTCACTGGCTGTCGATGCGGTCCCGTATCCGATCAGTCCTGATTGGAATAAAGACCTGGAAAAGATTTGTGTGTTCGCCGGCATAGTGCTTGCCATTGCTTATAAGCGCGGTGTCAAGATGCGTTGGGGCAGAGACTGGGATGGTGATATGGATTTGAACGAGGAAACCTTTCTGGACTACACACACTTTGAAATAATGGAGGATTGATGCTGACCGCCGAACAAATGCCAATACTCCGACCAATCCCCGTTACCAAACGAGGAGAGCGCCGCCGATACGAATTGATGGAGGAATGGAAGTGTGACCTTTTGGGAAGGGCGTTTACGTTCATAATCCCTAAAGGCTTTATCTTTGACGGTGCTAGTATCCCGCGCCTCTTCTGGAACATGCTATCTCCGAGCGGCTATCTGTTCCTCGCCGGTCTGTTGCACGATTTCATTTACAAATACCGATTCGCCTATATCTATTCAGTGATTGACTCGCTGGATGGTGGAGAGCCAAGGATAGTCGAGAACTGGTTCAGTCAGGCCGGGGCTGATGAGAAGTTTGAGGAGCTTGCCGATGCAATCTGTGTCGGTGCTCACTTCTTCACCAAGGCCGCTTATATCAGCCTGCGTGGGTTTGGCTGGATAACCTGGAACAAGTACAGGTCAGCCAGTTCCTTCTGCCTCCTGGAGCCAGAAGGCTTTCAATCCTTCCGCGTGCCGGAAACCTTGCGATCGGTGGGTGTCTAATGACCATGCGAGATCAAAGCCCATCAGGTGGTCCGGATTTATCGTTACGTGATCCGCGTAGCACTGTCTATGTGCAATCAGATGCAGATGGAGACAACAATACGAGAGAAGGTTTCCGGTTTCAGATTGTCACTAGCCAGGGGAAAAACCAAGTACAGATTCAATCGAGAAGGTTGAGTGGCAATACTCAACGGGCATGGAACGCCGCTAAACTTTTGACCGGGGCTAATTCGGTTGAGATTGGCCCTAATTTAACGATCTCAGCTACAGGCCGTTTTATTCATACCAATGATGCGGCTGAACCTAATGAAAAGCCCGACTCTTTAATACCTGAAGTTCCTTTTAATCCTGATGGGAGTGCATTTTTAGAAATTCCTTTTCTTGATGTAATGCGGATCAAGTCAGCCTTCCCTGGCCCTGCTGTTTCTCAAATCATCAACACCACTATTAGCCAGGTTTATACTCCGACCACTGATGAAGTCGTAGAAAGCGCATTGCACCAGACAGGAACCACCCCGGCAACTACTGATGTGCAGTATTCGATTTATGCAGGGCCGACTAATTCTGCCCCTCTTATTTTTCAATTGAATTTCCCGGCGTCCACCTTTGCCGCAAGCCAACCCGCAGTTATTGGTTTTGGGTTGAGTGTCAGGTTCCACAGAAACCTAACGCACCTGATTGAATTAACCAGCGTGAATAGTTTCAGTCTGGAGACAAATGCAAGCGGGGATGTTCTGACCGACTTTGATTTGCATGATTTTAAAACGATTCGAGGCATCACAGAAAACAGGATGGTTAATAAAAACCTTTTGCCGATGGTTAATAAAAATCTTACACCTATTTATGCCAAGCAATTCTAATGACTTTACCCTTTAATGCAGAAGATGCGATTTCGCATCCCTTTTCGCTAGGCGAAAATAACCATGCGATCCTCGGCAATCCTAATGCCAGTGGTACGTTCTACGCTGATATAGCGGCGCGGGATGCTGACACAGACTTTCAACTCCTGGAGAATGTAGGGAAGGCGGTCGCCGTAACCAGTCCATTGAGTATCTTTGTCTTGATGTCCGTTGGTCCGGCTGTGTGGTTGGAGTTGAGTAGCACAGCATTTGATACATGGGCTGAAGTCCTTGCCGGTGGAAATGTATCAGGTGGTACTGATCCCATAGTAAGTGCCGGTGATGATCTTCTAGTTACTGATCATATGAGTGTTGGAGGTATCACCGCACCTGCTCTTGATACTTCTATAGATTTAAAAGCCACGAATGCTGCCCTCCTCCTGAATCGCCTCACTACAACTCAAAGGGATGCCCTGACTCCATTAGCTGGAATGGAGATTTTCAATACCACTACTCTTAGGGCAGAGGGATACAACGGAACTGTTTGGACATCAGTTGGTGATGTAATAGGTCCAGCCACTTCAACCGACAACGCACTTGCACGTTTCGACTTAGCCACAGGAAAGTTAATTCAAAATTCTGTGGCTCTCCTTAGTGATGCTGGTGATCTTACTAATTTGGTCCAAGTGCAAGTAGGTGATTTAGCTTTAATTGGGGGCACAATTCTTAATGGTGTTGGCTCAGTTACTATTGAATCGAGTGCCGATGATGTTCTAGTTATGAAGGGGCCGGGTATAGGAGGCACTCCTGTTTTATTTGATGTCCTGACAGGAATAACAGTTACTGGAAAGTTTGGTGATCTTGGCACAAGCGGTATTGATTTAACGGCGGGATTTGCACAATTTGGATGGAAGAATTTTGCTGATCTTGAAATTGCACCAGCATCAGATGCAGCCAGTGACATAGCATTTTACACTCCTAATGTTGGTCTTACTTCCCTTGTGGAAAGGATGCGGATCAAAACTGCAACGGGTGCTGTTGGTATCGGTGGCTCTCCTGATGCTTCTGCTTTACTTGATTTAATCTCCACCACGCTTGGCTTCCTGCCAATGCGAATGACCACCACAGAGAGGGATGCAATCTCTTCCCCTGCTACTGGCCTGCAAATTGACAATACTACTGTCAATGAACTGCAAAGGTTTAATGGAAGTGCCTGGATAGATATCTCTCCAGGGGGCGATGTGGATGGCCCAGCCTCCTCTACTGATAACGGCATAGTTACCTTTGATGGCGTTACAGGGAAATTAATTCAGGAAGCAGACTTAACTTTACTTGCTCAAACTATACGGCCTATTTCTGTTGACCCTATTGATTTTGTTTTAAAAAGTAATACCCCATCTACCAGCAGTCTTATTTGTTTTGAAGATTCCCTCACTAGAAGGATGGAAGTTGGTAATAAAAGCACAACGGTATTCGAGACAACGTTAGTAACTTCTCAAATAATCCAGAATAATACAGACACTAATTTACATATCGCTACTAGGGGAAACTTTTTAAGCGATATGGTTTTCTATACTTCTCCGGGGGTTTCTGGTCTGCTTGAAAGGATGAGGATTGGTGGGGCATTAGGCCATGTTGGAATAGGACGTGCCCCCACTACTACCGATCGGCTCTGTGTTAGAAACCCTGTTGATAGCACAGACGAGTTTATAAGCGTTGGGGATCAGATTCCCAGAGTAAGAATTGGTCAAAGGTTAGGAGTAATACCCACTTCAAATGTTACAGCAGAAATTGTTACTGATGGTTTTGGCAATCTTGCTTTAAGAGCCCCTTCCAATTCTGCTAAGTCCATGCTGTTTTATACCGGGACAACTACTTCAGTATTAAGGATGACCCTTGATGCCGTTGGAAATGTTCTTGTTCCGACCGGAGGAACAATATCAATTGGAGCAGGCACCCCTCAAGGACTTCTTAATGTAGTTCGTGCAGCCAGTGGAGCAACGGTAAACCCGCTTTGCCAGGAAATTGTAGCGGAGCATCTTTTTGATGCGGGTATTTCCATTCTAACTGGTGATACAGGAAGAAATAGAATTTGCTTTGGGGATGTAACTAATAATACCTCTGGCTTAATTTCTTACGACCACAATACAGATTTAATGACTCTCTCCACATTGGGCGCAATGACGCTTAGCGCGATATCCCCTATCCTCGTTGACTCTTCCAGCACTGTCCCTTTGAGAGTGCGAATGAATGGAACGAGTGGAAATCCTTCTCTGATTCAAATTGAAGATACTATTATTAGGGGTCAATTCGGCTATTTCGGAAGTACGGGCGCACCTAGTGGTTTGACGCAAGGACAAATTGGTTGGGGTTTAAACGGGCAATGTATTTATGCGTCCAGGGGGAATTTTGCTGGGGGTGGACATATTTTCTTCACGCCCAATGCGGCCTTAGATACTCTCATCCAAAGATTAAGAATAAACGATGACCCTGGCAGTATAAACATCTGGGATGGCTCAACTAAAGGAACTGGACAACTATCAGTTGGAACAGATACTCCGGTTGTTGGTGCTGGAATCACTGTTGAAAATTCCACTGCTTTAATGTGTGGTCAATTGATAGGAGCCACAGGTAAATGGCAAATTAAAACTGTCGCCGGTCTTGTTCAAATGGGATCGGTGCAGCCTACACCTTTCGGGATACTTTGTAATAACATTATTAGGACTCGATGGGACAACGTAGATGGTAGGATCAGGAATTTATTTGGTCAAACATCTAAGAAAACCAATATAGCCGATACCAATTACACCATCCTTTCCACTGATTACCGCATAGCCACAACCTCAATCACCGCTGCCCGTATTTACACCCTCCCTTCTGCTGAGATTGCCAAAGGATCTGCAACAGAAGCCCGAGAATGGAAATTTAAAGATGAGAGTGGAAATGTGAGTGTCGCAAACAAAATCACTATTGTAACGGAAGGATCGGAAAACATAGACGGTGCTACCGATCTCGTAGTCACTACGGCCTTCCATGATTTTAGTTTATATGCAGATGGAAGTAATGTTTTTGTGGAGGCTGCCTGATGGGTTTAAATACTAATTCAACTAACAGATTACCGTCCAGACAGACAGATACATCTAACGAGATTTTTTCACCGGCAGGTATGCCTGATCCTGTTCCAGGTGGAACCTATGTCTTTAAAAATGATATGACCTTCACCGCTCCTTTAAATATTGCTGATGATGCATTAGTTGTACTTAAAAATGAAGATGGCGGTTTTATAACTACTGCCACATATTCTGGAACAGGAGCATTTATCCGTGGAAACAATATAGGTGAGTTTGTTGTAGAAGCAGGAAGATTTGTTTTTACCGATAATAATTCCAGTTTCTTTGATGTGACGGGTGAAAGTTTGAGGATCACTTCTGCAGATATAATTTTTGAAGGCACTGATAATTCAATAGGAGTTATGGACCTTACAAATATTTTTGTTTTGAGGCGTGATTTTATTGAAGGCTGGAAAACAGGGATAGTTGTAAAAAATACCAATTTTGCCTTATTGAGGGATGTAATTCTTCAAAGCAACTTTACTGGATCAGGTCCTACGATACTATTTGAGGAACATGGAACGGTAATAGCAATGGATTTCATTACTACTGTAGTCGCTCCTGCAGAATCATTTTTTGATTTCCGACCTACCATGTCAGGAACTTCTACTATTACAAGTGTTTTAGCATTATTTTCTGGAAGTTTTTTCACACCGGGAGTAACAGGAACAATAACAAACATTGTCGATAATTCTATTGCTCTAACCGCAGTCGATTCTGTATCAGATAATGGGGGGCTTGCTGAATTTGCAATAAGTGGAACGATCCCTGAAGTTGGGCAACGGGTAATCCTCTCAGGCTTCACAACTGAAACCAGTTACAACCAAACTATCATTGTTACAACTCAAGGAGCCTCATTTTTTATTGGAACAGTTGAATCAACGGGTATCCCTCTTGCTTTCGTTCAAAACGACACTACAGGGGATTATCAATCCAATTCAGCAACAGTAACGTCTGTGGCACATGGACAAAGTGCAGAGCAGACTTTATTGATAACAGGAACCGTTAATTTTAATGCTGGATATTCTATATTCGATCCTCAGACTAACGACTTCAAGATAAATTTAACGGCAGCTTTCCCCGGTGTTGAAACCACCGGAACATGGGATACCGGATCGTTAACTGAAAAAGACAATAGGCTCCAAGTTCAGGATGCAAGATTTCAGAAGGATTCGATGATAGCTGGAGGTTGGCAATTAAGTGGGAATGTGAGTGCAACCACAGTAGCTTCTGGAGTTTTTAACGACATAGATTTTACTGGGAGTGAAAATTTATCTTACAACGAAAGAGTAACTTTAATCAATCCCTCTAACGGAGCCTGTAGATATGATGGAAATGAACCATCGGTAGAAAGTGTTCCATTAGAATTTTATTTAATCCCTAATAACAATTCTGATCGAGAATATGATTTTAAACTCCTGCTTGATTCTGGCTCAGGGTTTGTAGATTTACCGGATCTTATTGAGACTAGGGTGAATATTAAGGGAACCAATGATCTTGTTACTACACGCAGGACGGTTTTATTGAATCCTGGGGATGAATATAAGTGGGTGCAATCTGGAGTTGGTACTACTAATGGATTCACCGCCGAGAGGGGATGCAGCACTATATGACTTTTTTATGCAAATGATTTTTTAAGGAGAGTTTATGAGTGAGAACGGAACAGTTAAAGAAGTGAAAGAAGCCACGATTATCCAGAAGTTTGAAACGATTTATAGTTTCGCTCGGTTGGGTGGTTATGTTTTTCCAGATTCCCGCAAGACTTACAACGATGTAGCAGATTTTATTGAACAGCATGAAAAAGTAGAAGATAAAGTAGAAGACAAGGGATGAAATGGCTGAACCGCATAAAGGGATTGCTTTTGAGTATGGAGTTTTCCTTACTGATTTCCAAGACCCGAGCAAGTTTAATCCTGCGCCGGTTATTGCGGCAGGAGATGTCCAGATCAGTAAAGATTTTGGAGATTATACGAATCTCGGTACTGTCCCAACGGTCATTGATGAGGGGCGGGTCAAGGTGACATTGAGTGCTCTTGAAATGACAGCCGATAATGTTTCTGTTTTGTTCAGGGATCAAGCTGGTGATTCATGGAAAGACCAGGAGCGTGAATTCAGTCTGGGAGAGGGGACGGCGGAGACAGTTTTGCAATTGATGAAGGCGGATTGGACAGTGGATGAAAATAGGTCCATCGCTAGAGTTGAAGGGACTCCAACAATTATTCTAGATAAAGATGTTTCAGGAAGTGGTATGGGACCGAACAGAACAGTAAGGACAACAAAACATCTATGATTATTGATCAAGTAGCTTCAATTCATTGGCCGTTTGGGGATGTCAGTATCACCGTTGACGGTAGGAATCCTGCGAGTGGTGAGATTTCCCCGGTTCAAGGAGGGGCAAGAATTCCTCTTACTCAGGGAGTTGGAACGGTTGCCAAGGTTTCATCTTCCGGTGGTGTCAGAAACGTGCGCGGAAGAGGTAGGAATAAGCGAACTGGTGGATCAGGAGGGATTTGTGGCTAAACCAACTCAAATAGCACAGGGAGGTAGTTTGCCGGTCACTTTTGACCGTGATGGAGAATCTATCGATGGCTGGACTGCTACCATTTATGTGAAACAGCATGTTAAGGACGATGCCACTATTGTTAGGCAATTGGCAGTGGACCCCGAAAACCCTGATCAATGGGCTGGATTATTGACTTCAGCAGATACCTCCCTTTTGAGTGTGGGATTGTGGCACGTTTTCGCTAATCTCAACAATGCGACGACAGGAGAAGCAAGACAGGTCAAAGGTGGTTCGATCCGCTTTGAGGTTACAGAAACGATCTTCACATCAATCACTACTGCTATCAGTTCGGTTATTGATTCTCCAGGTGATCCTGGAACTGCAAGATTCCTGTTTAGTGGAACGATTGTCAGTGTTGGGCAAACCGTGACCATTGCAGGGTTTACCGCAGGAGCCGCGGCTTATAACGGCGATCAGGTAATAACTGTCACGGATGCAGGAGGGGATGAATTCTTTGAAACAATCGAAATCTTTGTTGGAAGTGAAACAACTGGAACTTTTACACATTTAGGATAGGAGAAAACAAATGGCAAGAGACATCAAATCTTCACATAACACAGGACGAAAAGGAAGCAACGGAACGAAACCGAACAGGCCGAATGGAACACGCAGGAAACCAAGGAAGCCGAAAAGGAAATGATGGAAGAAGAACCCACAGAAGAGGAATTATCTGACCTTCACCGGGCGTTTGCTGAACAATACTTAATATGTATGAACGCAACTAAGGCATATTTAAAGGTTTATCCTGATTCTTCACGGGAATCAGCAAACGCTAACGCCTGTAGATTGATGAAAACTTCTGGCATTTCAGAAGAAATCAAAAGGTTGAGGAAGGAGCGCTCTGAACGCTGCGCCATTGAAGCTGACGATGTTATCAAGGAGCTAAAGTTACTGGCTTACAGCGATATGGATGATTACGTTGAATTCGGACCAGCGGGGGTGACGCTGAAGGAAATGAGCGAAATGCCTACTGAAATGACCCGGGCGATTGTTGAGGTATCGCACAATTTCACAAGTGAGGGGGGAGGATCTATCAAGTTTAAATTGGCTGATAAAAGACCTGCTCTTGTTGATATTGGCAAGCATCTGGGAATGTTCGTGGACAAAATTGATCATAGCGGTGAATTGAAAATAACTGAAATTAAACGAACTATTGTTGAACCGGAGAAGAAGTGAAAACATTTTTATGTAGGTTAGGTTTTCATAATTGGAAACAACCATTTTCTCAAAGACAGAGAAAAAAAGGGAAATGGATTAAACAATGCAAATGTTGTTTTAAGGTTAAGTAATGACAGCAACTCTCGAAATACAGACAGCTAAGATTCTGCGACCGATGCTTGAGCCTAGCCGGTACAAGGGTATTTATGGTGGTCGGGGTGCTCTCAAGTCTCATTTTTTCAGCGAACTTGGGATTGAGAGAGCCTTGATGCAACCCGGATTCAGGCTCGTTTGTGTTCGTGAAGTACAGAAAGCGCTAAAACAATCGGCTAAAAGACTGGTGGAAGATAAAATTAATAAGTTTGGTTTGAGTGGTGAATTCAGGGTTATGAATGAAAGCATTGAAACCCCTGGAGGGGGAATCATTTCTTTTCAGGGCTTGCAGGATCACACTGCCGAGTCAATTAAATCACTGGAAGGTTATGACGCGGCTTGGTTTGAGGAATCTCAAAGCGCCTCCGCACGTTCTTTAGAGTATTTGCGTCCCACTATAAGAAAAGATAATTCTGAGTTGTGGTTTGGTTGGAATCCCAGAAATGCAAGTGATCCTGTTGATAGGTTTTTCAGAGGTTTGAAGCCTCCTAAGAATTCAATAGTTATCAAGACCACCTATAAAGACAATCCCTGGTTTCCTAAAGTGTTGGAAGATGAAAGACTTGAGGATTTAGAGAAAAATCCAGGCCGCTATGCTCATATCTGGCTAGGTGAGTATGAGCCCACAGCTATTGGTGCCATTTGGGATCGGCAAACTATTCACGAACACCGCAGACACGAAGTCCCTGAAATGGGAAGGATTGTGGTTGCTGTTGACCCTGCAATATCCAATGAGGAATGGAGTAATGAACATGGAATTATTGTTGCTGGAGTGGGTGCGGATCAGCGCGGCTATACCTTAGCTGATTGGTCTTTGGCTGGTTCTCCGGAGCAATGGGCAACTCGCACGATAGCTGCTTATGATGAATATGAGGCTGATTGTATTGTCATTGAGATTAATCAGGGTGGAGATATGGTCAGACATACCCTTGAATCAATCCGCCCCGGTCTCCCAATCAGACAAGTCAGGGCTACCAAAGGCAAACATGTTCGAGCCGAGCCTATTAGCGCATTATACAAGACCGGGCGTGTTTCCCATGTCGGCACGTTCAACGATTTAGAGGATCAAATGTGCAAAATGACTGCTGGTGGGTATGAAGGGGAAGGTTCCCCAGATAGGTGTGATGCTTTGGTTTGGGCAATGACTGAATTATTTCCGAGTCTAGTAGAAAAGAAAGAAGATAACTTTGATTACAGCGTGCCTTTGCGTGCGGATACAGGTTGGAATTAATTATGCCAGATAAACAAAAAGAAACTGATCGCGGGTTGGAAGATACCGACAAGCTGGAAAAGTTCAAGATGGACTTGAGGAATGATGCTCAAGTTATCAACGAGCAACGCGACCAAGCCAATGAGGATAGCCGGTTCATCAATGTTCCTGGTGGTCAATGGGAAGGTGAGTTTGGAATTCAATTCACCAACCGAGCCAAGTTGGAGCTCGACATGATTTCCCAATATCGCAACAGATATGTAGGTGAAGTCTTTGAGAATGATATTGGTGTAGATTTCAAGCCTGATGATAGAGCGACCACTGATGATGATGCGGAACTCCTAAACAATTCATACCGCGCCGATTATGAAGAAGGGAATGGTCAAATAGCTTTCAATATGGCTATTACCGAACAAGCCGACACAGGTTTTGGGGCTTATAAACTCCGCACAGAGTTTGAGGATTCATCAGATGAAAACAACGAAAAGCAAATTATTGTTTGGGATGAAATAGTTAATCCCTATAACTCAGTGTTTGTTGATGCCTCGGCTAAACGCCCGAATAAATCAGATGCCAACTGGACTACAGTTCTTACTGAATACACAACGACAGCTTATGAAAGACTTTATCCCAAGGCTTCACTGTCCAGTGCCTTCACCCCTGTTAATCGGGAAGAGTTTAATTACAACACCAATAGTCAAGCCATTATTCGTGTTGCTGAACGCTATGAAAGAATCTTGAAGAAGGAAATATTGTTTCGATACCGTGATCTTGCAAGCGGCAAGAACGTCCATTTCTGGGAGATTCAGCATAAAGAAATAGAGGATGAAATTAAGAGCAACCCCAAACTCAAAAAGATTGGTGAGCGTGAAATTATCAGACCGCAGATACTTAAATCCATATTCAATGGGGAAGAATTCTTTGAGGAAGATGTGAGAATCCCAGGAATGTGGATTCCGGTAATCACTGTTTATGGGTATCGATCCTACTCGGACGGGCAAGAACGGTGGTATGGGCTGGTCAGGAAGTTCAAGGATGCTCAGCGTATGTATAACGTCCTCATTTCCCAGATTATGGAATATGCAACCTCTGATAAGGGTGGTATCCCAATATTCAGCAAGGGTCAACTGGATAGCCCAAACGGTGAGTTGGTGAATCAATGGCAAGACCCGAGCAAAAAAGCGTTTGTTTATGTGAATGATAAGGTGAACAAGGTTACGGGTGAAATCATTTCCGGGCCTCACAATATAGCTTATACGCAAGGCAAGCCACTTGACCCAAATACGAGCAAATTGATTGACATTATCCCCAATTATATTAATGCCCTCACGGGTGCCGCAGATGTAGACACGCTGAATCCTGATGCTTCCGGCAAAGCTATTCAGCAAGTCATTAAGCGAATGAATATGAACACCGCCCCCATGATGGATAACGTGATCCAGGCTAAGAAGTGGGAAGGAACTATCTATCAATCCATAAAAAGTGAGATCACCAATGCCGATGATTTGATTAGAACACTGGCTAAAGATGGAACAAGGTCATTAAGGACGGTAGGTGAGACAGTATTTGATGAAGATAACCAACAGTTTGAGGAAAGAAATATATTCAAGGATAAGAAGTTCAAGGCTTATGCCGATGTCGGTCCTGCATTTGAAAGCCAGCGAGAAGAAAGCGTTGAGAATCTTAAAGGCTTTATTGAGTTGGCTAAGAATATCCCTGGCGGCGAAAAGTATCTTGATCCCGCAATGGAAGCCTTGATTGAGTTGACACAAGGAACAGGTATGGAATCACTCAAGAAAATGGTTCGACAATCCATGCTGTTGAAAGGAATTAAAGAGCCTGAAAATGATGAAGATGAGAAGTTCCTGGCAGAAGCACAAGCGAAGGCAGAGCAGGAAGCCCAACAGCCAAGCCTGGAAGATTCCCTTGCTAAACAGGCCGAATCAGAGGCAGAAGAACGGAGCTCCAAGGTTGCTGATAACTTGGCATCGGCTGAGAAGAAGGCGGCAGAAACGGAGGAAATCCTTAGAGGATTACCACTTACTGAGGCTGAGACAGCATCAAAAATAAGAAAAACTGAATCTGATATCAATAAACAACTATTTGAAAACGTAGCAGGACTACCACTTAATTAGAGGATAAAATTATGGAAAATAATCAAGAAGCGGCAAAGGTTAATGAAACATTGGAAGAAATGTGGAACAAACCAATACAATTTAATCCGACAACTTTTGTGCCTTCTGCTTCACCTCATTTTAAATTCAATGTGCGGGATGAAGTTTACGCAAAACATTACAAGAAAAATGGAGTTATTACCCACCGGGAATACCATGATAATGGAAGGCACCAATGGGATCAATATGTGATGCGCGTGATACATGAGGATGGGCGCAGTGAAGCTTACGAAATTGAAGCCAGTTGGCTTGAAATGGGTCACATGGCTGTAATTGATTAAACTTAAAGGATAGAAAAAAGAAAGGATTAAATTATGACAGTTTTTAACGAACCACAGAAAATAGTGTTCCCGGCAACAACGGCTGTGAAAAATGGCAATTTAATTGTGATTACACAGGAACTGTTGCCTGGGTTTCTCTGGGCCACCGGATTGAGCAGCACCGATTCCATTCCAATCAAAGTGACACCTGATAAAGGGGTAACTAAAGAGCCCTTCTTTCAGGATGGATCGGCAGTAGTCTTAACTCCTACAAATAAAGGCGAAGCAATAAAAGCCCCTATGACTCTTGTTATTGATAAACCTACTACTGCTGCTGCGGTGGCCATTTATTTCAACTCAGGATTACATTGCTAATATGAAGAACGCTCTTAAATCTATTCTGCTTGATGGCCCTGCTTTCGGTAAAGCCTTTGGCCCTGGTATGGGGAATGCCTTTGGTGCTCCTGATGAGTTCAAACCATCTGATATAGACAACCTGGTTATATGGCTGGATGCAGGATTTGGTCTT